CCGGTCTACTTTTTTCCACTTCAGATAACCTTATTCGTACTACATCTTCCCCCTCTAATGCCTCATAAGTCTCATCATCCATACACAAATAATAAAAAGTATAAGGAGGAATAGGAACTTGAGTTATAAGCTGTGGCTCAGGAGTAACCTTTTTTAATGATCTAATAAGAGCTAGTCCTTGCTTAAGATACTTTTTATCTGAAAGAGTGCAGTAGTTTTTCATCTGTATAGACTCCTAATTTTAAGATCTTGTTGAACGTGTGTAGCGTGTCTGACTGGATCGGGAGAAGTGCTTACTCCATTAGGATTATGGTAATAAACTCCTAGATATTCATCTAGCTTAACAAAAGTTTTTCCCATGCTTTTCATTCTACACCACATCTCATAATCCCCACTAATTGTAAACTCAGGATTAAACATTCCAGCCTCTACCACACTAGATTTCTTTAGCAAAGGAAAAGGTCCTACACAGCATCCACCTATCAAGTTACTTAATACATTAGCATTATTCCAGATATAAAGATTAACTACATTAGTATGATTTTTATTATCCGTTACTAAACAATTCGAATATATCACATCTGCATCTGGTAGGATAGTGCTGTACTTTGATAAAGTTAAAAGGGCATTACTGAATAGTTTATCATCTGTATTATAATTTAATACATACTCATACGAACTCTTTTCTATAGCCTTATTCCACGCCTCATATACAGTAATTCTAGTGTCACACTCAAGTATACTTTTTTTAATCCCTGGTCTAAACTTAAACTCATCTATTTTTTGAAGGCTACCATCAGTAGAATTAGCATCTACAAAGAGTACTTCAAATTCTTTAAGAAGCTGATTATTTAAATAGGTTAAATAATTATCAATATGCTCTTCTGAATTATAATTAGAACATAAAACACTAATCATGACCCTCTACCATTTATAGTAGCAGTTCCTGGTCTTACCAAGTAAATAATACTACCAAACCAATCAATAGTGTATCCCCCCATCTTGCAAGCATTAATATGATGGAAATCAGTTAGTTCTGTTTCCCCCTCTTGAAGCGTATCAGTAAAAGGAATTTTACTAAAAATATAAGTTTTATAAGTAGGCATTGCCACATTCCCTACGGTAATTCCTAAAGAAGAGTCCATAGCTAAGTCTCTAGAATTAATAAAAGTTTCCTGAGTCTTTTCATTAAATAACCTAACAGGTTTAACAAATCTAACGCCCCCAATCCAAACATCTACCTCTGGTCTTTCTTTTATCTTTTGACGAATTATATCCCCTGCACCAGGGGCAAGTTCATCATCATCATCTAAAAAGGTAATATACTCTGTCTCAACTAAAGCTGCTCCTACGTTTGCTGCCATACCCCCATAGAATCCCCATTTCTTTCCCAGCTTTACGAACTTATTAGCCCCTGGTGCGCTTGTATTAACACCATCGCTAATAACTAAAGTTTTAAAACCCTCTCTTTTAGCGGAAGATATAGCTGCTTTTAGAGTTCTTCTTCCAATAGTTTTAATAACTACGGTCGTATCACTCATAAGTCCAGTCCGAATTATAAGTTATCTTTTGTTCTTGGTCCCTTCCATGAACTAAACCAATGGCTTGCTCATACAACTCTAGTCTATGCTTAACAACTTTATTTAGATCAAAATACTCTTCAGTAATCTTATGAAGATTTTCCCCCATTTCTCTAATATGGTTTCGGTTCTTCAAACAGTTGCTAAGAACTTTAACCCACTCTCCTTTAGAGGCATTAGCTGGTAGAAGATACCCTGTCTTTCCATCTATGATAGTTTCATCGTAGCAACCTACATCAGAAGCAATCAGGGGAATTTTATATCTCCCACACTCAGCCACTTTAATTTCAGACTTAGAATCATTAAAAGCATTCATTTGAAGAGGGGCGATAGCTACATCTATATTAGCGTAAATTCCTCCATAAGAGTCTGGTGAAAGTGCGTTATAAATTTGCCAGTTAGGACTACCTTTAAATCCTTTCAATAAAATATTCTTGTAGTTTTTCCAAACATCGTGCTGCCATTCTTCCTTGAGTTTTCCGTCCTCATCTTTTTGTTGAAGAGGGGCTCCATAAAAACCCCAATGCACGTTCTCTCTTCCAACCCTACTATTAACTAGGTTAGGAACACCAGCAAACTCCTTGACATCCTCTTCATGGTGAATTCCACCTGCCCATCCTATTCTTGTCATCTTCTTCTTAGGAGATTTAGTTTTTGGAACATTCCAGCACGGTAAATTATAATCAATGGCATTTTTAACTACAGCTAGAACACCACCACAAAAAGATTTTACCCTATCAGCAAACTTCCTTTGTGTAACAGTTACTAGATCCGAGTTACCATAAATAAACTTAGTAACATCCTCTAGACCTCGTTCTTTATAAACATCGTAAAGTCTGTGGCCTTCATATAAATCAGTAAGCAAGTCATCAGTATCATAATGAACAAACTTGCCAAACTCTTTAGCCTTACCTACGATACGCGCTGTGTAAGGTCCACCCCAATTAGATATGTTATTGGTCCATATAATATCAGCCCACTTCATATCTGCGAAGTCCCAGTTTTCCTGCCAAGCTCCCATTTTCTCCCCGCTCTCTACAATACCAAGAGGGTTCAAATTATATCTAAACTCCACTTGATCTCCATAAAGCTCTTGCAGTCTCTTCATAGGAGCAATAAGACGGTAGTAGGAACAGCCTCCTTCATTGGCTGGCGCACATAAGATTTTTAACTTTGCTTTAGTCATATGGTATCCAAAAAAGTAGGGGGACGAGTTGAAATACTCGTCCCCCTATCATAGTCAAACAGTCCTTAAACTAAGCCTCTTCTTCTAATTCAGCTTCAAAAACTTCTTCGCTGCCTTCAGAGGAGTGGGTCATACCCAAAGCCGCTTCAACACTACTAAGTGCGCCACCAAGGTCAATGTTCTTGTCACCTGGGAAAAGGGACTTAAACGCACCGACATAGTGCTGACGCTTTCTGCGGAAAAACAGTGCTAGCAAAGCTTCCCAACCTGCCAAGGCAGGAAAGAATGTCTTTGCAATGTGCATACCAGCATCGAACGCAGTTCCGATAGCAGTATCATCAAACTCACCAACAAGAGGAATATGTGGTGCATCCTCACTAACTAGATCCTCTCTGTTAATTACTACTACATCCATACCTTCTGGAATAAGCTTCTGAACAGACTCTGGAAGAGATGCTACTGGAACAGTAGCCGCATCCACACCGTCTGCAACATTAGCAGAAGAGGTAACAACTGGCCGCGAATCACCAAACCAATTCTGTAAGGTAGTACAACCACCTACAAAACTAACGGTGAACATAAGTGCAGCCACTAAAACAAATTTTCTCATATTAATTACTCTGCATTTTTTGGAGGTAATCATCATCCGAAACATCATTTGCTTCAGTCGGATTTTCACTACTTCCAGTGTGAGAAGGAAGAAGACTAAGTGCGGAATTCTTCACATCTTCATATTCCTCCAACTTAACAAGAGCATGAATATCGTGGAGGGATTCCATCCATGCTGCTACTTCAGCCTTTGTCCCAGCCTCAGAAGACTTAGGACGAGGTTGGGACTGATCATACTTAGGCCACTGGCCTTCCATGATCTTAACAATCTTAAAATCATACCCTGATTGAAGATCAGTAATGTCACCGAAATCATCATCAAGCATTGCAGCGATAATCTTCTTAAAAAGAATAACGCCAACAGAAAGAATCTTCACATCACCACTATCACGATCTACTACGTTCATGTAGTAACGAGAACGAGGCTTAATCTGTCGAGCCAAATCTTCATCCTTATTAGGCTCCTTCCAAAGAGAGTAATAGGTGTCACACATGGGACACGGCTCTCCATGAATCTTACGGCAATGAACATTCTTAACTTGTGAATCTCCATTAGGGATCCTATGGATCTTCGTCTCAGCATAGAACAAAGTGTCATCATCCTTACCAGGAAGAATGCGAACAGCATTTGTACCTTCCTGCATCTGTAGGAAATTAGCAAGAAAATCAGAGTTGCTATTCCCCTTTCCTGTGTTACTTAATTCTTGGTGTTTTGCGCGTAGTGCGTCTAGGTCAATAGGCATTGGGAACCTCCTTAGGGTTAGTTGAGCCAGTTATAATATAATAGTTGGTATTTACTAATTTTTTAGGTTATCTACTATAAAGATTTGTTTCAGCGCGACGATTGGAGGATAGTTGAACTAGCATATCCTTCTTGTGATTTAATGCGGAAACAAGACTTTTTAGTAGATTATGCTTAGAAGAAACATCAATAGCTTTTTGTGTATATAGTCGGAAATCATCACTAGCTTCTACAAAATCATCTAAATCTTTTGCAGTCTGTTTGGCAATAGTAGAAGACTTTTTCTCTTTTCTGGTCTGAGCAGAAAAAGTGGTAAGAGTAAGATTAGCTTCATCCATCTTCTTCTTAGCTACTGCTAGAAGTCCACTATAGTACGCATAAGTTGAAGATTGACGAACAAGTTCTTCATCAATATTATCCATATTCACTAAAGCAATACTCTGTGTAATCTCTACATAATTTTCCCATGTAAGATCATCAAAAGCTTCTAATAAATTTTCTGCTCTATTCATAATATTCCTTAAATAAAGTATTCCAAAGTTCTGGGTTTAAATTCTTAAACATTAACATAGCTCTACAAGATGCTTCAGTAATATACTCATTTTTAGAGGATACTGGAGCGTCTTCGTTGTTTGTGTCTCCTCCTAGTCCAAAAGTTTCCATAAGAGCATGACACACTTCATGTATTATAGTGGGATGGGCAATATTATCAGGCATAGAATGTTCTAAACTTATGACATTCTCATTAAAATCGGTTATACCGTAGCATTTACCCCCATCATCACCTTTTAAATCTTTCTTAAGTTTAAATTCAAATTTTGCCCAGCCCACATCAAAATAAGAGGGGAGACTATCTAATAGTCGTTTAGATTTCTTCTGTGCTGTCAAGCTTCTTTCCTCCAAAAGTTTCATTAAAAGCTTCTGTACGAGAAATACCCCGAATTTTTTGCTCTCTACTTATACGAAATCTCTTACCTGTAAAAGGATTTTTAAAATCTGGTACTTCTGAAGTATTTTTCTCTATGTTTTTGGTGGTGGGAATGTATGATCCCCATGTGGGAATAGTCTTCTCCATAGAAGGAAGAGGGTCATCTTCATTTTCTTCCGACATCCGCAAAATATTATAATCTATTATCATAGGAACCGTAAAGCGTGGGCGACCATTTCTAGACTTAACAACATAAGCCCTCATGGTCCCTGAATCAAACTCTTCCTCACTTTGATTCAGGGAGATAGCAAAATCACAAGTGCGAATTTTGCCATAAGAATCTCCCAATTCAGAATCAGTAATAATCTTCACAGCCCTACCCATCCTGTTAGTTTGAGTAGCAGTCCAAAGGAGGATATTCTGTTCCATAGCCAACCCTCGTAATTCTTCAGCAATCCTCTGTTGAGCCTGATACTCATGTTGATTCTCTCTATTGGGCCTAAGAAGCTCTAGATAGTCGATAACAATAACATCAGGTACAAACTCCTCATAGTTCCTAAGCTGCACTAGAAGGGCTCTCAGCGTGTTCACAGTAGCAGTACCACAAGGAAACTCTTTAATCATTAGCTGACTATCTTTAAAATTACTTTGGAAAATACTTAGCCTTTCAGTAACTTTTAGCTGGGCGGCGGGATCCTTTAGCTGGCCTTGGGGAATAAGGGTCATGACGGAATCAAATCGTTGAGCGATCTTATCCTCCGACATCTCCAAAGAGATATATAAAACCTTACGTCCCTCCATCATGCTCTGCACTGCTTGATTTACAAGCCAGAGAGACTTTCCAACCCCTGGTGGGGCAATAACCATTGCAAGCTCTTTTTGCCCCAAGCCTCCTTCAAGAGATTGATTTAAAGAAGGGAGAAGAGTTTTATACTTATCCTCATCATCCGCATTATGAGTTCTATCCCATCTATCAGACAAACCATCAAAATATTCTTGTCCAACATCAACTGTACGACTAACCAGTAGTGCTTTTCTTACAAGTTCTTCAGTTTCTTCTACCCTATCTTCCTTGATCAAAACCAGGGATTTTCTAATAGCATCCTTCATGGCTTCTCGCTTGGCGAAAGTTTCAATCAAGTCCAAATAATAATCAGCCCCCTCTAGGGCTGATGTATCTAGTCTATTAATGTAAAGAATCTCATCTGTGTAATCATGAAGAGATTCTTTAGAGGACTTGGTAGATCGAATATCTTGTTCTATAAAATCATCAGTAGGTAAGTTACCATATTTTTCATAATGATCACGAACAATGGAAAACAACCTACCATGAACGGGAAATTCAAAGTATTCGGGCTTAACTAAGTTGACAATTTGAAGATAAAAATCTTTATCAGACTTCAGGAGATAAAGCATACCTCTCTGAATATTTTCATTAAAGTCGTACATTTGAATCCTAGTTATTGAGGTTTATACTTTTTATGAGGATCTATTCCTGCCTTATCATAGTTATGGGCACTCATTTTTTTCGATGCAGCTAGCTTTTCGGACACCTCTCGTTCAGTTAATTTTCTAGCTTGATCTGTCAAAGATTTAGGGGGAGTATATCTAGAATACTGTTGCCATCCTGTTGCCATTCTTTCTTTACACCCCTCTTGAAGTTTCAAATTAACCTCATCTGACCCTCCAACCTTATTAAAGCCTTGTGGGCCTGAAGTCCATCCACCGCCCTTAAAGTGTACAGGAGGAGGGGCTCCCCATAATCTGTCACACAGCTTTTTGCACGTTGGACACTTAGTTCTCTCAGGATTTTTTGCTAAGGGATACTCACGTTCCCAAAAAAGCTCACAATCTTCACATACCCATTCATAAAATGCCATAATTAACTCCCACAATCTCCACCCTCTAGAGAACAAGCGTCTCCTACTGCCATGCTAACATCTTTCTCTGTATTTTCCATGTACTTAGCAATGTTCTCTTTAGTAAACTCAATAGCAGCTAGAGGCTCTCCTTCTTTAGCTCCTCCTCTGTATACTGTAAGTCCCTTCAAGTAAGGAGCATAATCCAATGCCGCCTGAGAAAACTGCTCAGGTGTGGCTGTAGAGGGTAAGTTAATCGTTTTAGAAATACAGGAGTCAATATACTTTTGAGTAGTAGCCTGTACCTTAATATGATCTTCGGGAGCCACATCATATGCTCCAACGAAAGGTGTTAGATCTTTATTATTTTCATAGTACTCTTTAAAAAGAGGATCAATAACTAACTGCTCTTTCCAAATATTATTATGCCTATAACGACGATTGTACATAGCAGCAAAAATAGGCTCAATGCCTGAGCTAACCCCGTGAAGCATAGAGATAGTGCCACAAGGTGGAATGGTAAGCATAACAGCATTGCGAATGCCATACCGCTTGATAAGCATTCTAATCCTCGCTGGAAGAGTCTTCGCAAACTCTTCATCTAGGTAGTCCTTATAATTAAACTCAGCAAAAGGTTTCTTATCCCGTGCCAAGTAAATAGACTGCTTGTAAGACTCATCTCTAATCGTAGCAAAGAGTCTTTCCAAAAATTCTAAGCATTTTTCACTCCCATAAGCAATGCCCAATTTAATGAGCATGTAGTGGAGACCCGTAACACCTAAGCCAATTCGCCTTGAACGCTCGGCAACAGTTCTGCACTCTTCTGTTGGAAAACTATTAATAGTTAATACGTTATCTAAAAACCGTATCCCAGTTCTAACAGTTCTAGCAAGACGCTTCCAATCAATATCACTCCCGTCATCGAGGACCATATTACTAAGATTCACATTGCCTAGGCAGCAGTTACCATAGGAAGGTAACGAAATCTCACCACAAGGATTAGTAGAATCTAGCTTTTCAAAATAAGAAACATTAGTATACTTGTTGGCTAAATCAATGTTATATATACCTGGGTCACCAGATTCTACAGAATTCTTCCAAATTAAATCCCATAATTCTCTAGCCTTGATGTCTTTCTGCCCCGCCATCTCAAAGGTATCTTGAAAATGTTCCTTATGGAAATTATTACCCCTAGCTAGGGCATCCTCTTCGTCTTGGGCAATTACACTAACTATATCTGTCCCATTTCTAAGAAGTTGGTAGGTATGGTATTCCTTATTATTAAATGTGAAAAACCAGTCCTCCCCCAACTCTATCGCCTCAAGGAATCTTTCCGTAATGGCTACAGAAATATTAAAATTATTGAGTTGTCCCTTATCTAGCTTAACGGAAAGGAACTCTAGAAGATCTGGATGGGTTACATTAAGGATACCCATCAAAGCAGTTCTCCTATTCTTTCCAGCCCGTACATGTTCTCCTACTTCATTAATCATT